ACTTTCATTTCGGTAAATCCAGGCTGTGGAACCGTCACAGTATTCTTAAAGCTTAGATGGAGATTGACCGACCAGCGATGCAGATACTGATTAGAGTCGCTTACCAGTGTCGTGTTGGTGGCGTCATCAGCGTACAGTGCAGAGATGCCGTAACGGCGGAAGAATTCAGGGGCTACACTTGACCTGAAAAGCGTGTGCAAATTGTTTGCTCTTATCTGAGCCCTTAAAATCGCATCGTCTTCGCTTGAGTTGGTGCTGTCTGCATAGCAGTCAACCTTAACCGTGACTTCATTAAGTTCTTTAAGCGCCAGCGTCTCTCCGTCAGGGTCGTAATCCTCAGAGGTTGTCCCGTGTCGCATCTGAGAGACTACAGTAAAGATGATATAGTCTTCATTTTCGGGAAGGACCATATTCTGCTGGTCGCCTGTGAGCACCTGTGAAGGATCGATTGCTGGGGTTATGTAAGTCGTTAAAAATTCATAGAGCGCGGTGTGAAGGTTCCTATACTGATATGAGATTGAATCACTCATTTGGTGCCTCCTCAGCTGGCTCTTCCGGCTCTGGGTCCGGTGTTGGTTCTACTATGGAAAGCTTCGGGTCAGTCTGTTGGAAGGTCACGCGTAGCTGCTCCCAGCCATCGTCCGAGAAATCTTCCACCACGGCCTCGACCTTCCAGTATTCGCCTTTATCATTGATGACGTAATCGCCACTTCTTGCCAAGGGCCTGTAAATGGTCCATGGTCTGGTCGCCCTATCGTCTGTGGCGTAGAGGTATAGACGGCGCACGATGGTGTTCTGTGCGGCGTTGTTGGAGTAATTCAGCGCCGCATCGCCTTCGCTCTGGAAGTTGCCCACGAAACCGTCTATTTTTTCGTACTGTGAAACCCTTACGCCGTTGACCACGGTGGTTGGCAGGCTTCTTAAGATCGAGAAGGGCTGATCGTCATGGACGCGGGTTATTGCTCCGCGTACTATCGCATGTAAATTCATGCTCATGGGTTTTACTCCTTCACGATGTTAAAAGCTATTGATGACTCGAGTATGCCGGTTCGATACAAAGGCTTTCCTGTTGTCGTCTGGTTAGGTGTTCCGTCGGTTTTATGACCGCCTGCGTGCATGAGGTTGCCGTACAGCAATGTTGTTAAAGGTGATCTTGCCGCAAAGCTGTTGCCACCCACGCCGCCATCTATGACAGCGTCCTGAAGATCCTGCTGTGCGGTCATTCCGAGAAGTTGCAGAGCCCTAGTGATCTTGTTTAAGGCATTTTCAGAGCTTGCAAGGCCTTTTAGAGAATTCTGACCTAACTTAATCCATTTAGCTCGATTAGCGTTAAAGGTAGCCTCAAAGAATGGTCTCGCAGGTGAATGTAGAACTGTATCAGGCTTTAAATGAATACCTTGTGCAGAAAACCACCCACGTTGTCGAGCGGTCACATTCTGCGTCCAGCCGTATTCAAGATAACAGGCTACCTTTGACACCGGAGTGCCATTTGGATATGTAGCTCCGTCAAGAATGCCGATTTCAACCTTCTGATTTCCGACGCTTCTAATCTGCGAGTGTAGTTTCTCAAGCCCTGTGAGCTTAATATCAACTCTGGCCATGCTAACCCCATGGATGATAGTTATTAGCGCCAAAAAGGCGACCACCCTTTCTGTATGCGGATGTCATCATCCAGAACTGCTGACCGCAAGGTGTCTGGAACCAGTAGTTAGGGATGTCCTTGTTTGATTTCAATAAATCAAAACTTGTACTGATACTGCCCTGTGATGCGCTTGCAATTCTTCCGCTCTGACCAGTTTCAGCCCATAACTGTAAAGTCAAAACGTGGCAGGTCATGAGATAAAGCACATCTTTTCTTAATGTGATCCCGTGTTCAGGGTCGTAAGGATAGAGGCTGTTATCGTCTGTGCCCTGCCATGAGGCTATAGAGTCATAAGCAGCGGTCACGCTTGTCTCTGTAAGCTTGCCATCTGCGACAGCTTTACCGATGTGATCAAATCGAGTTATAAACTCTTCATAGTCAAACACTACACTGCTCATGCTTTAGGTCCTCGCTTACTCAGCCTTCGGTGCTTCGGTCACATTCAGCTTAGCGGGATCTTGGGGTGCTAAGCCTGTGTCAGTAGCCTCGATGTCATCTTTATAGGCGCCTGATTTAGCTGCGTTCACGGATTCAATCTCTGCCACTAATGGAGGGTTGCCGTGCCATGGTAAGAACATCTGTTCCTGTCCGTGCATCTTCTTGATGGTCTCCCAGTCCTCACGTGGAAGCTGGAAGAAGACGGCGTTTCCTTCCGCGGTTAAGATGCCACTTGACTTACCTCTTAAATGGTCGTCAAGACCTGGCAGTACGACCTCTTTAAATCCGCCCCTGCCATCTGGTAGATCGTCGAACTTGTGCGGATGTCTAAGTGAAACGCGCAAAGTTACAACATTTGCGCCTGAGAGGGCTTCAGCCTGTGATCTATCAGTGGTTGCACCCACTACGTGTCCTTTGGCGGTTGCTGCTACTTTCTTTGATGTCATTTATCTGTCTCCAAGAGTTGCGTAAATAAAAAGGCCCCGAAAAGTCGGGGCACAATCTACGAGGTTCATTATATGAGTAAAACTAAATACCTGTCATGGTTGCAATGAAAGCGGGTTGCTTGATTACTGCACCATAGGTACCGGCAGAGGCCTTCTGTGAGAAGGCTGACTCATGAGCAACTAAACGGCCCAGGATGTACTTCTCAGAGTATGCTGCCTCTGCTACAGATACGCCGTCGACCTCTTTTAGGGTTAAATACAGCATATCGCCTGCAGCAGTTGACAGCTCAGGTACCTGCTCTACGGTTAAGTTAGGGTAGTTAGCTTTAATGAGTTGTAGCGCGGTTACACCGTATGTATTAGCCATTGACAGATACTGGAACTTAGTATTTGAAATGCCCAACACCATAGGTGAGTTGGCATCAAAGTAGCCACCTGCCTTTGTTGACAGCTCATTTACCAGCTTGTTGATATCTGCATATACAAGGTTTGCTGAGTTGCCGGCATCCGCTGCGGTCTTAGCAGCCCAGGTTGAGTTTGAGCCTACGGTAATAGGTGAGATTGTTGCATTTAAGTTAGGGTCGTTCAGCAAACCGTACAGAGCCTTACCTTGAACACCGAACAAGTAGAAACGGTTAGCTGCCTTGGCAATGGTTGAAGCAGCCGCGCGCTGTTTGCGGGCTACAAGAGCAACCTTTGCTACAGATGCCTTTGCAACTTCAAGATCACCAAATTTAATTGAGGTCTGGAAGCGGAAATTCTCGCGTGATGGATAGTTGTAATTGACGTCAGTTGATACAGCGTGATCGTAGTCTGAGTATGGTTGCACTCCACCCACGATCTCTTCTACAGGGAACTGATAGAAGTCAGTTGTGAAGTCTCCTCGTTTGGTTTCGACTGCCAGCTTAGTAGCGTTGTTAGGTGAAACTAAAACAGAGACAACCTCTGGTGATAAGAAGGTGCTTAGCGCTGCTGGAATACCTACGTTAGGTGTTAAGGTTGCATCCATTGCCAGCTGAGCTGCGGTGCGTTTTGCGTTCACGACTACCTGGCCGTTCACGTCGTCGTAGGCCATAAAGCCCTTAGCATAAGGAGCTGAGATACCTAGATCCTTAGCCTGATTAAATAAATTTGACATTATATAAAGCTCCTTAATTAAAAGCGTTCTGCGATTACGATGTCGTCCTTAGCTGCAGAAGCTCCGCCGTTAGGAATACGACAGGTCCAGCCAGTATCAACCTCACCTTCTTCGGTAGCAGCTTTTACAGCCAGAACACCTGTGGTTGGGTTGACAACGATCTTTAAGCCGTCTGAGGTAATAGCTGCAGGTGCGGTGAAGTAGAACTGACCGCGAATAGCAACTGTTAGAGCAGCGCCCGCAGGATAAATCTCAGTGGCATCTGCGCCAACGGTTGGAATGTATGTGTCGACCACCCTTTCAACAAATCCTAATGGCAGATCGCCAGCGGTTCCGGTTGCGGATGCATGCGCGAAAGCTTCACCGTTACCGGTACCTGCCTTCTTAAAGCAGAAGGTACCTGCCTTTACGGTGCCGTCTGATAATGGATTGTATGAAGCGTACTCAGCCTGGCCTACTACGACCTGCTGACCTGGCACGCCCAGTGCGTAGGAATTACCTACTGATTTCTGTAATGGCATATCAATTATTCTCCTACTCTGATTGAATTTAGCATTTTGCTTAGTGCATCGGGCTTGTGTGGCTTAGAGTCCATTGCAGCCACGCGCTTAGCTGACTGACGTCCCATCATAAGAGCGCGGTAAGCGGTGCGGCACTCTCTCTTAGCTAAACCCGCTACGTTTACGCCTTCAGCCTTTAGTGCAGCTCTGTAAACATCTGCTGCAGTGTCAAAGGCAGATACACGCACACGACCTAAGCTTTTTGAAGTTTCCTGAATTGCGTCAAACTTAGCTTCGACCTGAGCTCTTACAATGGCACCAATCTTGGCTGCGGAGTCTTGTCCAAGGGCTTTCTTTTCGCCCTCTGATTCGTGTTCGCGGTCTAGCTTCTCTGGCTCTTCCTTCTCCTTTTCTTCGCCGTACTTAGTGCCTTCTGCGAAGCCCTTCTGGAAGGCTGTCTTTACGACTGGATCGTCAGCGTCTAGGCCGCATGACTTTAGAACCTCTTCTGCGTCTGCAGTTAGGTCGTCCTCGTCGCAGCCGACTTCTGCCTCGTCCTTACCCTCTAGATAGCGCTCTTCGCCTTCTGACTCATGCTCGCGGTCTAGTTTTTCTGGCTCTTCCTTTTCTTTCTCTTCACCGTACTCGACGCCCTCAGCAAATGCCTTGGACTCCTCGTTGTC